TCTCGCGACCAGAGGGATGCCGCGCTCAGAGCGCCGCGAACTTTATCGCGCGATTGGGATCGGTACGCCCCGCGCTGCCGACCCACCCGCCACGCACAACGCTGGCAATGAACCGGAGGCGGACATTGCCCGCCTTCTCCAAGCCCTCTCGATTTAAGCGAGAAACACCATGAACATGCAGACGAAGCTGCGCGGTGCGACCGCGCGTCGGGGCCTCATTGCCGTGCGCGCCGAGGCTCCCAAGACGATCGAAGCCCTCGCCGTGGCATTCGAGGCCTTCAAGACGAAGCACACCGAAGAACTCAAGCAGATCAGCGAGCGCGGTTCCGCGGACGTCATCACCGCCGAGGAGTTGCAGCGCATCAACACCGCGCTGACTGAACTCCAGACGGCCGTCGACGATCAGGCGAAGATCCAGGCGGCTGCCAAGCTGGGTGACGGCGCGGTGATCGGCGATATCAAGGCCGATCCCGAATACTCGGCGGCGTTCAAGGCGCACATGCGTAAGGGCGATAGGGCGCCGGCGGACATCCAGGCGGCGATGTCGAAGGGCACCGACACCGACGGCGGCTACCTGGCGCCGATCGAATGGGACCGTACTATCGGCGAGAAGCTGAAGCGCATCAGCCCGATGCGCTCGAACAGCCGCGTGATCACGATCAGCGTGGCCGGCTTCAAGAAGTATTTCTCGGATCGCGCGGTCGGCTCCGGCTGGGTCGGGGAGACGGCGGCTCGTCCCGCCACCTCCACGCCGCAGATCGGGGTGCTCGACTTCACGCCGGGCGAGATCTACGCCAACCCGGCAATCTCGCAGCAACTGCTCGACGATGCAGCGCTGGATATCGAACAGTGGCTGACCAGCGAGGTGGACGTCGAGTTCGCACGGCAGGAAGGCATCGCGTTCCTGAGCGGCGACGGCGCCAACAAGCCGTACGGCATCCTGACCTACGTCACCGGTGCCGCCAACGCTGCCCGCCACCCCTATGGTGCGATCACGGTGAGCAACACCGGTTCGGCCGCGGCGCTCACGGGCGACGGCTTCGTCGACCTGATGTACTCGCTGCCGAGCGAATTCGCCGCGAACGCGAAGCTGTACATCAACCGGCAGAGCCTCGGTGCTGCCCGGAAACTGAAGGATGGCCAGGGCAATTTCCTGTGGCAGCCGACCTATGCGATGGGCGAGCCGCAGACCCTCAACGGCGCACCAATTGTCGAAATGCCGGATATGCCGGTGATCGCCGCGGGTAATATCGCCGCGCTCTATGGCGATATGGAGGCGACCTATCTCGTCGTCGACCGGATCGGTATCCGGGTTTTGAGGGATCCTTACACCAATAAACCCTTCGTCCATTTTTACGTGGTCAAGCGAGTTGGCGGCGGTGTGCATAACCCCGAGCCGATGAAGGCTTTGAAGGTCAGCGCCTAATCGTTAATACGGAGGGGCGGAACTGTTAGAGCAGCCCGCCCCTCCTAACCACACGCGAATGGACCGCGATGGCCCAGCACAAAATCTGCCAAATCGAAAGCTGTTGCAAGCGACACGAAGCTAAAGGTTATTGTGCCGCGCATTATCGGCGCCTCACACTATATGGGTCGCCAATGGGTGGAAGGCGGCGATCTTCTTCCAGTTCTCGTGACTGCAGCGTGCCGGGATGTTTGCGAGAGCACAGGGCCCGAGGTTACTGCTTCACGCATTACAAGCAATGGGAGCATCGTGGTTTCGACGAGGCGGCTCGACCCGTCCAAAAGGGCGAGCCTGCGCGCTACCTCGATGGCAATGGGTACGTCGTGTTTCGGGCGGCCGGTCATATCGCCGCTGACGCGTCTGGACGAGTTCTCGAACATCGAGCCGTAATGGCTGAGAAATTGGGACGCCCACTCCTGAAAGGCGAGAACGTCCATCACATCAATGGAAACCGTGCCGACAATCGGCTCGAAAACCTCGAATTATGGGTGACGCTTCAACCGTCAGGCCAGCGGCCCGCTGATCTGCTCGCGTGGGCTCACGAAATCATCGCCAGGTATGATGGCTGCCAGATATAATTTCCCTGGCCGTCCTCCGCACTGGTTAACCCTGCCCCGCTTCGGCGGGGTTTTTGTTGGAGAAGTGCTGTGACGAAGAAGGATATCCCCGAAGAGAGTGGCGTGGCCGTGGCCACCGAGGTCAATCCCGCGCACCCGGCTGTCGCTAACGACCCGCGCGCCAACACGACCGCTCTCCAGAACCGCATCGACTTCAATGACCCGACGATCTCGGGCGCGGAAGCGGTCGAGCGCAGCCTGAACGACCAGGCCAAGGCCTGACCTTCCGGCGCCGGCTTTTCGTCGGCGCCGCCCTTTCTAGCGAGGTCGATCGATGGCTGAACCCGTCTCCCTCGAGCAGGCAAAGCTGCATCTCCGGCTGGAGAGCGGCTATGCGGGCGAGGATTCCACGATCGAGGGCGCGATCGCCGACGCGCGCGCCTGGGTCGAGAATTACACCGGTCAGATCCTCGTGCGCCGCTCCGTCGTCGAATATCTTGACGGGTTCAGTGCGCGCCTCCTGGCCTGGCCGCTCGCCACCATCGATGAGGTCCGGTACCGCGACGCCGACGATGTAGAGCAGGTGCTGGATTCGGACAGCTATCGCGCCGCGCTTGGGGGGCGTCCCGCGCGCCTCGCCACCATCGGTCAGCGCAGCTGGCCGGCATTGGCGGCGGGCCCGGGCGCGGTCAGGGTTGAAATGACCGCAGGCTATGCCGAGGGCGAGGTTCCGCGCGGCATGATCCGCGCGATGCTGCTGCTCATCTCGGGATATTACGAGGACCGTAACACCGGCGGCCTTGCCGATGCGGTCGAGACCGCCGCCCGAGCGGCTTGCGGCCCCGCCTCGCGAGGTTGGCGGGTATGAAAGCCGATCCGCTCGATCGTCGCATCCGGATCGAACGCCCCGTGGCAGACGACGAGCTCGACGGCGCCGGCTCGGGTGACTGGACGCTGGTCGATGAGATCTGGGCGAACGTGCGCGACGTCCTGCCGAGTCGGGGCGAGCGCCTCGCCGACGGCATCAACGTCGCCGCACGGCCAGCGAGGGTTCGCATGCGGTTCCGGACTGACATCACCCCTGACATGAGGTTCGTCATAGGAGCCCGGATAATGCAGATCGTGTCCGGCCCTGCCGAGCTTGGCCGGCGCTACCGGATGGAATTCATGGTCGAGGATTATCGGCCGGCCGGCAACCCGGCGTGATGGCTACCCTGAAGGGGCGAGCCGAGTTCAGCCGGTTCATGCAGCAGCTTCCCGACGAGATGCGGAAGGTCCTGCGGGGCGCTGGTCGCGCCGGGGCAACCGTCGTTGCCGACGAGGCGAAGGCGCGCTCGATCTCGGCGGAGGTATCCGAGTCGGTCAAGGTCAAGGTCCGCACCGGAGATGGTCAAGTCATCGCCAAGATTCAGACCGTCGGCCCGGGCGCATATCTGGCACCCTGGCTCGAATATGGGACGAGCGAACATTTCATTAGCGTGGACGACAGCCAACGCCAGGGCAGGAGCATTGGCCGGATCAACCTGCTCAGCAAGGAACACGGGCACTCGCTGGTGATCGGCGGCAACTTCGTCGGCACCACGGTCCTTCATCCCGGCGCGCGACCGCATCCGTTTCTCCGCCCCGCGCTCGACACCAAGCAGGTTGAGGCGCTCGCGGCGGCGCAGGCATATATCAATGCACGCGTCACGCCTGCGGGCATTGTGGGAACGGCAGAGCCGGAGGATCCAGAATGAGCGGCGTGATGATCATCGGCGCGCTGCTGCGCGCCCATGCCCCGCTCGTCCAGGTCGTGCCGGAGCAATGGATAAAGGCCGGGGCGTTGCCGGAGGATCCGGCGCTGCCCGCGATCCTTATCCGCACGGTCAGCAGCGTCGACCACCCGTTCCTGAAGAAGGGCGCGGTCAACCTTGTGACCGAGCGCATCGCCGTGACCGTCAGGGCGGCGAGCTACCGTGATCAGCGCGCGATCATCCGCCTGATCCGATCGGCCGCCGCCGACAAGACGGGCACGATCGCCGGCGCCGCCGGCGTCTCGGTGCTCACCGCAGGCACGGGTCCGGACGTCCGGGGCCCGGGCAACAGCTTCGAGCAGACACAGGATTTCAAAGTGACGTTCAACGAACCGACCTGACCACCCAGAGGAGACGACCAGTGGCTAAGAAAGATGCTTTCATCATCCGTGATTTCAACGACGCCGGCACCGAGGAGAATTTCGAGGGCGGCAAGATCCGGTCGATCGAGGAGGGCGCCTTCCTCAATTACAAGGCGGCCGGCCTTGTCCGGGAACCGACCGACGAAGACCGCAAGACCGGCAAGACCGAAGACGTCTCGAAAGGCAGCGGCGCCGGCAGCAAGGCCGCCTGATTCAATTTCCCGACCGGGAAAATCCCGCCGGTTCGCCGGCTCGCCCACCATGGAGTAGAATAGATGGGTAATTATACCACCGCGGCGGGCTCGGTGCTCGCCATCTCGGCCGGCGCACCGGCCACCTATGACGCGGCCGGTTTCGCCGCGCTCACCTGGACCGTGATCGGCGGCATCGACAAGATCGGCACGGTCGGCGCCGAAGTCGAGGAAGTCACCTTTCAGCCGCTGTCCGGCGACAAGGACAAGCTGAAGGGCCCCGCAGACCACGGCGCCTTGCTGCCGTCCATGGCCGTCGACGAAAGCGATGCCGGTCAGACGCTGGTGCGGGCTGCGGCCGTTCCCACGAACAATGCCAAATATTCGTTCAAGGTCATCCTGCCCAGCGGCGCGATCCGCTATTCACGCGGCCGGGTTTTCGGCTTTCCCGAGAATGTCGACAGCGCCAGCTCCGTCTTCATGGCGGCCCCCAAGATTGGCCTGACCGACAAGGTCATTCCGGTCGCCGCCCCCTGATCAACCCTATTCCGGCATTCCCAGCCGGAGCCCAGGCATCGGCCCGTCCCGCGCATCGCGGTGTCGGGACGGATCGGTGCAACCTTCCGCGAAAGGAATAGAATATGGACGCCTCCAGTCTCAGGATCGCCGAAACGGCGGCCATTCACGTCAAGAGTGCGGCCGGCGAGCCGCTTTATGACGGCGAAAATCCGGTCCGCATCATCCTCCACAGCCCCGGCACGCGGCCCTATGCGACGGTCGAGTCCCGCCAGACCGCGCGCTCGCTCAAACGGATGAACGACAATGACGGCAAGGTCACCGCCGCCACGGCCGAAGAGCGCGTAGCCCAACAGGCTGAAGACCTGGCCGAGTTGACCGTGCGTTTCGAGCACCTGACCTATGGCGAC